ATAGTTCGATATTCATTGGCTAGTTTTTTAGGAAAGTAAGGACAATCGTGATAAGAACTCCAATTAACACCGGTGTTATCCATTTGTGATTTACGATAAGACACAATTGCTTCTCGCATTTCGTTGGGTAATCTATCTAAAAAAGAATTACCTCCAGTTTTTTCATGTATTGGATGCTTTTTTATAAGTACGTCCGGGTCAATAGCGGTGCCGTTACGACTGCTGAATATAAAATTATTAGCACCATCATAGTTGCCTGGGATGTAATACATTCGAGATAAATCTTTAGTCTGTTTATCTCCAAGCTCTCCGAGTTCAGTTTGAAGCGCGTACCAGAAGGATTTGATTCTATCTCTTTCAACACTGTGTGTAAGTGGGAATACAAGTCTGAATTTTGGTACATCAATCGTAGAGCTAGCAGTAGAATAACAAATCCAACGATAAGCACCAAAGCGTCTATATAGCTCATCAAACAAATCTCCTTCATATACAAAGTCGTCAACGTCAACTGCACACCAACCTGACCACTCAACAACATTATCATTTTTGCGAGTTGTGTCAGGAAGGTATGTAGCTGGAGACATAAGTTCAGCGTCTTGCTTGTTTTTACGAGGCTTATCTGCTAAACTATACAACACACGTTCAAACGCATTAAAATCATGTAAAGTAATGCGTTGTCCAGTTTTATTGTCGTATACGTTTTCAAACAGCGTTAGTGAAATAGCCATGATTACTTCTATGCGATGGTGCTTCCCAACCTTCAGGTTTAATTAAGTCAGGCAATCCAAGAGGATTTGGACGAGTTTCTTTTACGCCAACTTCTTTATCAAGGTTAGCTCTAAGCACTTCATCCCAAGCACGATACGTGTCAACATTAAATGCGTCAAGCGTGCCAAGAGCAACAACGATAATATCAATAAGACCATCAACAATTTCTTCTGGGTCTTTGTCGACAATAGCTGCTGCTCTAGTTTCGTCTAGCTCTTCTTGAATAAATCCTAGGCGAAATTCTAAGAACTTCATTAATAGTTCTTTATTATCTTTGTTTTCGTGAATCCATTTATGCACGCCATATTTTCGATGCATAAAACTGATATCATAAGGCAAGTCGCCTTTGAAAGGTGCACTCATGAGAAAAAATCCTCCAATGTCATTTGTTCAGAGCTATTCCATCCAACCGCATTGAGAATAGGTTCAAGCGGATCAAGGAATGTTTTATTGAACTGCATTTCATAATCAATGTAATTGTGAAGTTGAAGTTCATTAGGTAAATAGTCCGGAAAAGATATTACATTTTCGCGAACAGGGTTAGGCATACGAAGATAACAAAACTTTATCTTTTCGCCATTCTTAATAGTCACATACTTTTTAAGTAGTGCTTTATCTTTAAGGTGATGATTATATAGCAAAGCACCGCGCACATGAATAGGAGTACCTTTAGTGTAGATTGATTTGCTATCACGCCACTTTGTTAATTCAGACACGCCACGAGGAAATGAAACTTGCTCTGGTGGCAAAGATTTGAATTGCTCGCGGAAGTTTGAAATAAACTTTTGTGTTTCTTGTTCATCACCAGAAATAATAACTTTGAAAATGCTTTTGAACTTATCACGGACTACTTCAGGAGTAGAAGACTTAATAGCTTCAATGCCCATGATTTTAAGCTTAGGTTCAGCATATTGTACACCTTCATTATTGTGTACATTAAGGATGTATCGTTTCTTTGCGGTCCAAATACCACGATCTGCAATTGCTTCACGGGCCATAACCATACGGTTAGTGTAAGCATTCATTCTATTAGCCAAGTCGGCATATGATTTTTCCATTGCAGGTTCGAAATGATCTTGGCAAATTTTATCTAAGAATTTGACAGGTTGCTTTGGCGAAAACTTCTTAACAACTGGACCAAAGTTAACATACAATGAATCGGTGTCAATAGCTATAACATAATCTTTATCTTTAGTTCCTAGCACTTTATTCATTTCAATATTCATAGACTTTTCTGCCGATAAAATCGCAAGCTGACCTGACAAAGTAATTGCTTCTGCCATACGCATATCGAAATAACGAAAATACTTATTACCGAGCGCACCATAAAGTGAGTTCAATAGAATTTTAATTGCCATTTGGCGATTTTCAAGTTGATTAATTTCTTTTTCAAGTTCATATGATTTTTCAACTTCATACTTTTTCATCGCGGCAATCATCATATTCTTAACGCTTTTACGTTCGTCATAATACTGCACAATAATTTCAGGAATAACACCTTGCTTTTCCTTGGAAAATGCACAGCCGTTTGCCGCAACGGTATGTTTGCTATCAACACTATTTCCATCTAGGTAATAATCAACACCACCTTTTTCTATGACACCTACAATTGTTTCAGGGGACATGTTGTATTGAACAATTAAGTTAGGATACAGAGAATTCAAATCAAATGAGCATACCCACTCATGCATTCCAATTTGTGGTTCTTTAACAAAGCCGCCTGGATATTCCATTTTAGTTTTTTCAACAGATGGCGGAATAGCAATCTTTTGTGAATTAAGCTGACGATAAATGATTGAATCCCAGATAGCTGTTGTGCCAAAAGTGTCTTGATAATTTACACCACCTTTGTATGCTATGGTGACAGCTAAAGTAATCAAACCCATTTTATCTTCAAGGCGTTCAACCAATTCAACGTCCTTGATATTGTAGTCAATAAACAATTGGTGGTTTTCGCGATATAGCGTATAAAGATTTCCGTATTCTTCATAAGAAAGTTTTTTCTCGCCAAGAACAACGTATGCGATGTGGTTTAACGCATAAGATTCTTGTGCACCGTAAGAGTATCCAAACTTTACGAATAGCTCCATGTAGTCTAGCTGAGACAAGCCAACAATATCATAAGCTTGTTGTTTACGGCCTTTAATAGTTTTTTCTTGAAAATGCACTAAACCCCAAGGCGATAAACGACGAATAGAATCTGGAGAAATAACTCGATTAATACGATTTACAATATATGGAATATCAAAAAAGCGTGTATTCCAGCCTGTAATAATGTCAGGAGTATTTTCCTCCCAGAACGAAATAAATTTAGAAAGCAATTCGTGTTCATTTGCACACTTAATATAGCGAACATCATTACGTTCTACAGTGTATTCATCTAATCCCCACACATAGTAAAATGAGCTACGGGACATTTTCAAAGCAATTGAAATTACTGGATGATATGCATCAGCAGGTTCAGGAAAGCCGTCGTCAGATGCAACCTCAATATCAATATTGCAAACATTGATATGAGCGCGATTAAATTCAATATCACGAGGAAAGCGTTCAGTGATGTATTGATGCACAAAGTTTTGGTTACCATAAACCTTGGCGTTAGCTACATCGGAATAGCGATCCAAAAATTCTTTAGCTTCACGCATATTAGCCTGTTTAACAGGCGCCACTGGTACACCATCGAGAGATTGCCACTCAGTAGGTTTTTGTGTAGGAACGTAAAGTGTAGGTTCAAACTTTACTTTTTTCTTAACAGGTACACCATTGTGATTATACCCGCGATAAAGAAGTTGATTACCATAACGTGCGACAGATGTGTAAAATGACATATTTAATCCTCAATTGCAGATATATTATACCACAGCTATCAGAAAATGTAAACCAAAAAAGGGCGGAAAACCCGCCCTTTTTTTATTTTTGCTTACCCCACAATTGGTCAGCTTCTTCTTCGGTATATGGCCACATTAGATCCAAATTCCTTTTCTTTGTAGGTCTTTTTGTCTACGCTCAAGCTCTACAAGATCTTCAGATTCAGCAAGATAATCTTCAATAGGATTACTAGGTTTGAAAAGTTTTTTAAGGAACTTAATCATTTTTACCAACCACTTCTTTATGAATTGAATCGATGGTTTTTGCATTAAGGTCTCTTAAAATAACGTAGTAATCTTCTCTTGCCCAATCACCAGTTGCAACCATAGCTTCAGCTACAGATTTATTTGCTTCTGTTTGACGAGCTACCATGTAGCCAATCATGATTCCTTGTAGTGTCTTTTTGAAAAAAGATAACGTACCGTTAAGCAGACTCTGTGAGTAGTTCAGCACCTGTGTTGTCATTTTGTTTTTCCTCGTTAGAATTAATTGAAATCTTACGAGGCTGCTTTTCTTTTGGCAGGACTACCTGTAAATTCACGGCAAGAATCCCATCCTCAAGATTAGCTCCAGTTACTTCGGTGTATTCCGACAGTCTAAATGACTTTTTCCAGTTTTTTGCACTGATACCTTTATGAACATATTTATCTTGTTCTCGTCTAGATGGGCGATCGCCTCTAATGTGCAACACTCCATCATTAACTTCGATGTCAATATGATCTTCTTTGAACCCAGCCACAGCCATTTCAACTACGTAATTGTAGTCATCATTTTTAACGACGTTATGTGGTGGATAGGTATCCTTTGCGTGCTTGTGAATATTCTCAAGCTGATCAAAGATGTGGTCAAAACCGATAAAACCCGAACGCGGGTATGCGAAATTGCTAGTCATATGTTTCCTCCTATTGAATAGCAAGGTTAATTACGTGGCCAGCTTTCGCCGCACCACGATTTTATTTATACTTAAAGTCGCTAAGAGCGCTTCAAATATTCAATAATATTTTCTGGTGATGATTCACCATAGGGATCTGCATCCGCTCCGATATCATTAAGACCGGGTTCAACAAAAATCTCTTCGATAACTCCGTCGTCAACAATCGCAGCATAGCGCCATGAACGCTTACCAAAACCTAGATGTGATTTGTCTACTAACATTCCCATAGCATCTGCAAAATCACCATTACCATCAGGCATCATTTCAATATCTTCGATTTTTTGATCCTTTGCCCAACAATTCATTACAAACGCGTCATTAACAGACGTGCAAATAATAGCGTCAATCCCTAGCTCTTGAAATTCTTCATATCTTAATTGAAAGCCTGGTAACTGATATGTAGAACACGTAGGTGTAAATGCACCAGGTAGTGCAAATAAAATTACTTTACGACCTGCAAAGTAATCACTTGAGTGTTTTAGATTCCAACGGAAAGGATTAGGTCCTTCAATAGTTTCATCACGCACTCTATCATACACTACTGTTGTAGGTACTCTCTCTTCATTATAAGTCATATTTTATTTCCTATTTACAAAGGTCTTCGTATTTTTCAGAATACAATCGATGCTGTGACATGTCACCAACATGATCATATGAGAAAATCATTTTGAACCAATGTTGTATTTTGGACACAATTCCCATTCGTTTTTTTCCTTAAACGGTATGATTTTAATTTGTCTTAGCGGCGCTTGAATTTCTGTAACTTCGTTTTTTTCGATTTCTACTAAACCCCAATCGCTCATTAATTGAGCAATAGTGTTTCTGCGCGCTAAATCTGATTCTTCAAGGTTAGCTTTTTTACCATCAAGCAAAAATAGTTCTTTGAAATGAACTATGAAATATCTGCCTTGTTTATGTAAAATATGACAAGACTGAAATAACTTTTTTTCCTTGCGGGATGCTACTCCGATTCGAGTCAGTGTTTCTCTTACTTTTAGAAAATCATCTGGCTCATTAAGTCTGATCTCCAACATTGACTGCGGAGTCCACTCTACTACATTATTTTGTTCCACCTTTATACACCTTCTTCTTTAACCCATTAATATCATCTGGCGACAGAAGTGTAAGTGCTTGGCGTGCTTTTTCATTGCTATAGCCATAGTATTCTTTAACCACTTCAATATCGCTTTCAACCTGAGGCTTTGCCCATTTCGAAAACCTTTTCTTTTTTCTTACTATATTTATAAGAAAATCGAATTGAAGACGGTTATCAAGGTGGTGATTCATATTCATTTCATTAGCCATAAGGACAGTGTCATTAAAATATGACAAGCCTCGATTAATCATAAATGAATTATATTGTTTTTCAGCAACATCATCAATCATAATATCTTCTTTTGAAGAATTGATTGCATTTAGGTATTCAAACGGATTCATTAAAACCATCCAATCTTTATGCCATTATGAGCGATAATAAAAAAGCAAGCGACCATGTGAGTAACAACCCATACAGTACGGATGATTGCTGCGATGTCATTTTCACGTTTATCATCAGTTATCTTGCTCCCAATTGTTTTGCACCAAATGTTCCATACTCTACGAAAGTTCAACATTTGCCATAACTTCTGTCATGCAAGCAACCACATTAAGTTCGTGATCAGCAACAAATGCATTTTTGTATTGATAATCAGCAAGGATAAGAACAAGTTGAGGAATAGATTGGGGTGAAACCTTTTCACTCATACGATCATAAACTCCACGAAAAATTGCACTAGCATCAGTGTCAATATTATTTGAAACCCATTGCCGCATTTTCTTAAAGTCTTTATTCTTTAGAAAAGCAAACAATTCATCAAATGTTTTATCGCTTGATGTTACAAGAACACTAGAGTTTATTTCACCTGATACACCATGACGTTGTAGCTCGTTAAGAACTCTACGCCAATCTGGCATATGTTTCATGATAAGTTCAGCAAGAATACTTTTATCATAAGTTACGTTTTCTTTTTTAAGAATCTCTTCAGCCCGATTCATAAAGCTACCGGCACAAGCGGTAGCTTCTGCTTTAGACGAAAAGCCAAACTCATATACACCACAACGAGAATGTAATGGTTCAATGATGCGGTTCTTAAAATTAC